CCCTTCAAACTCAGTCATTAAACGGCTGACTGGATACCGATACTTTTATTTTAACGCTATTTGTTAATCTAGCAAGTGTTGCATCATTCTGTTACAGGCATATCGTTCTTTTCTAGTATCTTTACTGTGGTTGGGTCAAACGATACAAAGTTCTCTGCACCCTTTCCAACACCAAGACTTCCTGAATCTATGTATTTTGTTCCTGGCACACCTTCTTGAAACAACAATCTTGATACGTCTTTAGCACCTTTTAAATTATCACTTGTTGCTAAACCGTTATAGATACCACTCATACTTGCTTTATCTTTATCGAGAGTTGAGAACCATTGCATTAAATCATCATCAGCTATGTTTTTGTCCGTATAAAACTTTGTAAACGCTTTTTTCACTTCTGGTGTTTGTTGATTAAATGGTTTATCCCAATCCATCATCTTAGGGATTTGCTCATCAGATATATCAACTTTGTAAATATTTCCAACTGGCTGAGCCTTAACTGATTTTATTGATTTAGCTTCTTCTATATTTTTTAAAGTTGAAGTTAAATCCGATTTAGCAATTTCATATTCGCTAAAGCCAGGCATAATCTCTTCTTTGCTTGCTTTTTGTAACGCATCGGTTTGGTTTTTAACAACCTTTTCCATTGCCTTTATATAAGCGTTTGGATCGCCACCATATCTTAGTATTTGTTTTGCAACGGGACTATCTGTTACTTGTCCGTTAGCTAAGATTTTAATCTCGTCAGAGCCTGTAAATTTACCCGCTATCTCTGGGTTTTTAGAAAAATATATACCGCTACTATAGGCTTGAGCACCTTCACCTGTTCCAACTTTACTTAAATCAAAACCACCTTTAATGTCATAAGGTGAACCGTGATAAGCATTCATTGCTAAATCAAACCCGCCTTGACCTGTAGGTGCTTTCATACCCCTAGATATAGCCAAACCACTACCACCTACGTTCAAAGCCATGTTAGCGGCTTCTTCACCAGCGTTAAACGTTGGGTCAGTCATAGAGCGAGCAGGTGCGGTAAATGCGTTCATCAGTTCTGCAAGAATGCCAGGTACTGCCAACTCACGCTCATTAAATACAGAGCCTTCCATAGTGTCTCGGAATGGCAAGAACGTAGCCCTGCCTTCCATTGGTAACCGTTTCTCATAAAACGCAGGTTCTATGTCTGAGTACGACATTACCTGAGGCTGTTGCATAGAGGCAGGAGTCGGCACAGCAGCGACAAACTGTTGAGTAGGATTCTGCGCCCCCGACATACCATTTGCAAGTTGTGCCTCTAGTATTTGATACGCAAAATCCTTAACCCGTTGGTCAGCCACGTACCATCTCCTGAATCGATTTAACAGACTCTAATGCTAAACGTTGGTCTTCGTTATCAATATTGGATAAGGTTTCCGCAGTCTTAGCACGTTTGTACTCTGCCTCGGCAATTGTTTCAACTGTATCGGCACGAGCTTTTGCTGCTTTAGCTGTAGCTTCCTCTGCTGCGGCTTGTAAGAATATGGCGTTCGGGTCTTGAGGCTGACCTTGCATCTCTGCCATTAACTCTTCACGCTCGACATCGGTTGGCTCAACCACGCCCATACGTACCAGTTTCTTGCGGAAATAAGCATTAGTATCCGCTAAACCTTCGCCTTCCATGTTCATCATAGCCATGGCTGTCAACACCTGCGCTGTCTCAGGGTCTTGGGTAATCTGCAACATACCTGTTAACGCACGAACAACGGCTGACTTCTTGCTACTGCTTGATGGCCCAACATCAACGTTGACATCAAACGATGCACTTGTCATGTCATTCTCTATGACCATAGCACCTGACTTATCCAAAGCAGGTCGCATGAGTTCCACAAAGCCAACGTCACCACCACGGTCAACGGTCTTCATCTTACGCATATCTTCTGTGTAGATGTCTTTAGCCATAGATAGCCAAATCTCACCGCAACGCTTCATACCCTTAGCAAAGTTACTCATGTAGATAAACGACTGCATATCCACACGCTGTTGAATCATCTCGACTGCTTTGCCTGAAATGTTGCTTGCAATCTGTTCAGCACCTGATTGGTTACCTAGAATGTCTTGCATGTCTGATTCGGTAATCTGCAACAACGCTGCCATTGCAGGTGGTATCTGTGCCGAGCGTGTGTATGCAACTGGGCCTGTCGCCTGTTGACTACCATCTGCACCCGTTATAGGGTTTACCAGTAGATACGGGTAATCCTTAAGATTATCCTCTGACCACATGACTTGGTGACCTGCGACCTGTTCAGGCAACAGGATAGGCTTTTCAACGCTAGACAATGCGCTAATCTCACCCAACTTAGACAATTGCATATTCTTGAGACGTTGAGCATCTTTAGCCAATCGTACATGACCCATACAGCGTTCAATGTTATCCACAAACCAACGCTTACCGTAGACAGGCACGATTGGGATACATTTACCTGCAAGGTAACCCGCATCTTCTAACACCTTGCCACCTGACATAATGTACTTGCGTACCTTCTTACGCTTGACACGTTTCTGACGCACCTCAACGCTACCTACAGCCATTAGAGTTTCCTCTAGTGTCTCGTCATTAGCAAAGTCATCTTGTGTGTATCGTTCCTCTGTGCCATCAATAGCACGGAATATGCGGATTGTTTCGGTCTTTTCTTCTACCTTGTAATACTCGGCAACGTAGACAACATCGGGTGTGCACCAATCGAATTCGTATTGGTGAACTATCTTGGGCCAATCCGATGGGCTTTCTCCCCAAGCATCTTTGTACGCTTGCCGTGTCATGCTTGTAACTACAAAGCAGTATTTGGCATCTGACTTGTCTTGACGCTTACTCTGTAGGTCAAAAAACACCGAGCTATCAGCATCAAATATTGGTTCTATGTGGATACGTTGACGGTCATCTTCGTCATTCTCTTCGTCTTCATAGACGGTACGCAATCGCCATGCACCAAAGCCACCACCGACAGCTTCCTCAAAAGCATTGTCATAAGCTTCATCAGCGACTGACTTCTCTTCGTCTGCACGGTAAAGACCATCGCAGACTTCAGCCATCTTGTCGTTTTCTTGCCCATCTTTGCTTACAAAGTCAACGGTGATTCGGTTATTGCGGTACTCATTGATTACCCGCATGACTGAAAGCATTATCTTGTTTACTTCAAACTTTGGCTTATTTTCGTACTGATCGAGCAGAGGGCCTTCCCATTGTGCACCACTAATTGAGTAGAACCGTCTGTCTTGCAAGCATTGCAGACGTTCATCTCGCAGGGCAGTCTGCACATCATCAAACTGCGTGAGTGCCTCAGCGTGAATGTTCGCTAATCGCTGGTCGTTTGACAATCGTGCCATAATAAATCCTTATTTTGCGTATTATCTCACCATCTGTGTGCAGTTGGCAAGGGAACAAATGTTTGAGGCTTGCTGACCTTTGCACGTCTAACACCTTCGAGAGCGTACCTTAACGCATCAATCAAATGGTTTTTCTTATCCTCTAGTATAGGCAATATGTTACCAGTAAGCGAGTCTTGCTTATAACTGTAAAGTGTTAATTCGTCAATAGTGTGCAAACATCTAGGGTGGACAATGATGTCATAGCTCTTTATAAACTCTACCCCTTCCTCTACAGACTTAGCACCTTTTACCGCTTTCATAATCTTTGGAAAGCCGTTGTTACGCATATAGCTAATGGTCTCAGGTCTAGCCGAGTCAGCAACAATCACCCACTTCTCAGCTTCAGGAACAGTCATAAACAACTCAGGTGTGTTGACAATCTCACAGCCAACCATATACGCTTCATAGTCGATGTATAAGTTTCTACCGATAATGTGGCATCTAATCAAAGTTGTTGGGTCAACAGCAAAGCCCCAGTCAGCACCGAGCCTATGTACAGCGTCTTCAGGTGCGTCAAACTCCTCAACACGCCAGTTCTTAAAGACTCGTGTCTCTGCATTGGCAAGATACTGACCTTCCCAAACGTGATTATATTTGTCTATGTCTCGTGACTTATCGTACTCAAGTTCTTTTCTAAGTGTCTTTGGAAACCAAGGATTTTCTTGCCAATTGACGTGCAGTAGTTGGCTATCAGGTGGCAAGATGGATTGCTTAAACATTGAGTCAACAGGGTCTGTGTCTTGGTTTGGATTCCATGTAAAGATAATCTGCGAGTTCTCTTTACGAATAGTAGGTATGAGAATATCTAAGCTTTTTTGGCTAACCGTCTGAGCCTCTTCTACCCAACAGATGTCTATGCCTTCCATTGACTTGACCGACTCAGGGTTACTTCTCAGCCCTGCAAACAAGAACAGAGAACCGTTCTTACCCCTAATCTCTGTGTCTGTAATATCGTAAAAGCCCTCTAGGTTGACTTTCTTGATCTTGTCATCAAGTAACCGTTTGACAGAATCCTTAATGCTTTTCTGTATCTCACGACTGCAAAGTATGCGGAGTGGTTTAGACGCTGCACGAATGATAAGTGACTCAGCGACAGAATG